CTCGACCGCATACGACACCTTGACGCTGCCGGGGCCGACCAGTTGCTCGCTGCCGCCGAAGTAGCCACGGATCAGCGCGCGGTCGATGCCCTGAGCGTCCAGCGGCGTGACCGTGGCCTCCGAGAGCAGGATGGCGTTGGCTGCGCCACTTGGCGCCGCGTCAGTACCAGGAGTCGTTTCCACCTTGGCGGTCACGACGGTGTTTTTGATAAGGCGAGGCATCGATTACTCCTGGTTGGGGTGAGCGGCCGGTTCCGGCTGCGGGTTGATGTCGATCCACTCCCAGCGCACGTCGTCGAAGCGCCATTGACCGCCGCCTGGCGGTGGAGGGATGTCGCGAGCCGGCGTGGCCGCGACGGGTTTCTTTTCGAGATCGGTATCGGTCTTCATGATCAATTGAGGTTGCCGTTGTACGTGCGATGGTCGGCTGTGTAAATCAGCCGCACCCATCCGGTTTTCTTTCCTTCGGCCGTGTTCTCGGCCTCCACACCCGCGAGCACCAGGTCGCTCACGACACCTCCGAGCGTTGGATCGGCGGCCAGGCGCTCGGCGACGCGCTCAAGCAGCGGGTCAACCGCCACATCGCCGCTATCGGCGACACTGCGCGCGTAGAGCTCCACGGTGATCCGCGTCGACCAATCGATCGGAGCGCCGTTGATCGTCCCCTGTCCCGGCAGCGCCTGCTCCCACTGGACGCTGACAGCCTCGGCCTCCTGCTCCGGGAAGACGTTGGTCCGCGCCCGGTGGATGGACTTGCAGACGGGCGGGTCCATCTGCAGCTGGGCGATCACAGCAGCAACCGCTTTGAAGAAGGCGGTGCTCATTGCGTGCACTCGACGATCAGCGTCGTCAGGCCAGTGCCGTCCGGCTGCGGCTCAACGATCACGTACGGCACAGCGGCGATCGAGATCCGCTTGCCCACCGGCTCGGCCATGACGGCGTTCGATGCCACCTGGACCGATGGGCTGGTGTTGGCCGCGCCAACGCCGATGGAATCCGTCGAACTCGGCTTCCGGAAAATGCCGGGCACCAGTACGCCGCCGATCTCCACCTGGACGTTTGCCAGGTGGTTCAGCACCATGCTGTTGGCGACAGCTTCGAGGTTGGCGAAATTCACGGTCGCGGCTTAGCGGATCACGCCGTCGAGCAGCACAGTTGCGCTGGTCTCGGTGCCGCTCTTAGGAGCAGCAGCCGCGCCGACCAGGACGTTGTTGGTCGCAGTCTTGGTGATACGCTTCGCGGTGTTGTCCCAGTACACCTTCTCGCCGGTGACGAGGGTGTCGGCCGTGACCGCGCCCAGGGCAAAGATGCCCTCGCGGACGATTTCGACGGGAGCGCCCTGCAACGCATCGGTCGCAGCGACGCCGAAAATTGCGCCGACCAAGGCGCCTTGGCCGCTGACAAGGTTCGCAGGCGCGGTAACGGTGACGACCTTGCCGGGCTGAATGAAGTTCTTCATGATGTGGTTTCCGTGATAGTGGTGACCGGATCGGCTTACTTGCCGGCGCCCTGGTACAGGCCGCGGTGGTCGACGGCTTTGGCGGCGAAGTCCAGGCGGCATTTCCAAGTGACGCCATCCACTTCGAAGCCAGTCTGGCTCTCGATGACCGGACCCTCCGCGCCTTCGAGGTAGCAGTACTCGACGGTGTCGACCTGGCTGTTGCTACTCGCCAGGAACCAGGCGGTCTCGCTCATGCCGTCCAGAATCGGCTCGACGATTGGCTCGACTGCAGTACGCCCACCAGCGCGGAATTCGTTCACATCGGTCTGTTTGGCCGGTACATAGTTTGCGCTGGTCAGCTGGTAGGCATCCTGCTCCAAGGTCGCCGGGACGATCAGGAAGTTCGGCGCCAGATTCAGCTCCTCGCCGGCCAGCCCTTTTTGCAGGCGCATTGCAGTACGGCCTGCCTTCAGCGTTGCCAGCGCCAGGCCCGAGCCCGCGCCGGTTGCCAGGTTCTTGTGGTCCGTGTGGAACAGCTCCTTGCCATCCCCCATCATCGGGTTGCCGGCCAGTTGGCTGTACACCAGACGGTTTTCCAGGCGGCTGGAGCTTGCACCGAACGCGGTCACGAGGCGCTCGAAGGCGCGCAGATCGTCGTTGATAATGGCCTGGCGGGTCAGCGAAACCATGCGGCCATAGGTCACCAGCGCGTACGAGGTGCCGGCATCCTTCATCGTGCCGTACTTGAACTCGCCGTGCTCGTTGGTTTGCAGCAGCTCGGGTGCGCCCGACATCTGCACGATGTTGATGTTCTTGAAGTCTGGCGCGTTCGGCGCGCGACGTGCCCACTGGGTGTAGGTGCCGGCGTTTTCCTGGTACGCGTCGCGCATCCGCTTGTTCGCGACGTTTGCGAACAGGGTCGCGAAATCGCTGGTGCCGTGGGCGCCCGAGCGGAAATGCAGGATCTCGGTCGCCAGGCGCATGCGATCCATGCCACGCGTCGAGACGCCCTGCGATTCGAGGAAGTCGCGGCCCAGCTCGATCAGGCTCAGGCCACGGTACTGGCGGCCATTGTCGGTCAGCTTGGCGCCGGCGTGGATGCGGTGCATGATCGCTTCCTCGATGCCGGCCATGCGAACTTCGTACTCGCTGCCGACCACCTGGATGCGAACGTTCTGGTGACCGCCGCGAGCGGCATCGTTGCGCGCCATCTCGTCCAGCACCGCGCTGCGAGCTTGGTCGAGCGAGTTGCCGCTGCGGATCAGGCCGGCAGCCAGGTTGCTCACGCCATGGCGTGCGCACAGCTCGGTGATGTCAGCTGCGCGGGTGGCCGCTTCATTGGCAGCGCGCGTGGCAGCGTCGTCGGCTGCTGGGGGTGCAGCCGGTGCTGGGGCCGGATCAGCGCCACGGGTGGCAGGAGTAGGCGCTGGGTTCTGGGCGCCCGGCTGGGTAGCAATGGTCATGTTGTCTTCCTGGTTGGATGGAACGGATTGGGCGGGCGCCCGGGTGATGAATTCGCATGGGATGCCATTGACCGGCGCGCTACGCGTGCTGGCCTCGGCGTCGGCCGGGACGGTGACAAAGCTGATTTCGAACGGCTGCCACCGTACGGCGCGATAGAGGTCCATGTTCACGCCATCGGTGCGGTCGATTGCGCGGGTAATTTCGAAGGTCGTGATGTTGTAGCCGAACGAGATCGAACGGATGATGCCGGCCTTGATATCGGCGACGATGCCAGCCATCTCCGGGCGCGTCGACAGCCGCAACACGGCGCGGCCTTCGCCATTGGCGATGGTGCCGCTGATCGCGATGCCGATGATCGACTGGACGCCACCGTGCATGCGGTGGTTGTCGATGACCTGGACAGTACCGGCGTCGAAGCGCGTCATGTCAACGGCTTCCGGCGTGACAGCCAATTCCTCCTCGTACGGTTTGTCGGTCCACCAGTCATAGCGTCGGACCCGCGAGCCGGTCGTCCAAACTACTTCGATCGTGTTGTCGGCTTCGTTGTAGGTGGTCGGCACCAACTGCGCCTCGCGGGAGAGCGAGGGCATGTTGCGCGGATCGGTTGCCGAACGGGTTTGCGGAGTAGTGGTGGGCGTCGTCATGCAGCCCACTCTACGTATTGCACTGTCTCAATTCTCGGAAAACTGAGACAATTTTTCGGCAGCGCTACTTTTCGGTCTTGGAAGCGTAGTAGCGTCCACCTTCGAGGACCATGCTCTTCGCCGGATATGCCGGCGTGACTGGCGGGACGACACTCTGCGCGCTGCTATCTTTCTGCGCCGCCGGGTCCGACGGAAGCCGCTTGACCTGTTCCCGCACGATCTGGTTGTCAGCAATGTTGATCATCAGGGATCCACCTCATTGAACCAAGTTGTTTTGTCGAAGCGCTCGCCGTTCGCGCAGGGTACTCGAGCGACCCAACGCCAGTCGTCGGGTAATTCGCCGTCGACGCCGCCAAGCTTCACGACAACGAAGGTGCGTTCGATACCTTCGATCGTCGCAATCTGAATTTGCGCTTCCTCCAGAACCTCGACGCCATAGGGCAGCGCGACAACCTCGCTCTGGACCGCGGTCGTATTCCGATCTCGTAGTTCGTCCGTGATATCGGCTGCGTAGTAGCTGATCTCGTCCCGGTCCCTATCCACCTTCCATTTTGAACCGTCCTTGATTGGTACTTTCACATCCATCTGTTTGATCCTTATCCTTTTTCCACTTCCTTCGAATACGACGACCCGGCTACCGCTTCCTTCGAACACGACCACCCTGCTTCCACTCCCGCCGAACACGACGACGCGAGACGAATGCACCTCTAAAATATCGAGTGCTGTCGCCGTCCTCGCCGTTGCAGCGAGTGCCGCGCCAGCGAGGGTCGACGACAGAGCACCCTTGACCGCCACGCTGGCCGTCGCCGCAAGGGTGGCGCCGGCCAGTATTTTCGATAGCGCGCCTTCAATGCCGTCAGGACCAGGCAGCTCGGCCTCGACGGAGGCTCTGGCTGAGAGCACGGCCGGCGACAGGGTCTTCGTCAAGTCAGCCGTCGACGCGAGAGCGGCCGCCGACGCCAGGGTCGCCGAGGCGAGCACGCTGGAGAGTGAGCTGGCAACGTGGATCTGGACAGAGCTGCTGACTATCGCAGCTTCTAGGGTCGCGCTCAGGCTGCCGCCAATGGGGCTCGGCCCGTCATCAATCGTCCGCGCGCGGACTTCGTCGATCCGGATCTGGTTGACGTTCGCGCTGGCCATGCGAATTCCGACGTAGCCGGCGTCCGGAATCGTCGCATCGGTATGCGGCCCAAGAAGGACGACACCGTCAACAAGCACGCTGAGCTGGTCGCCCTCCATCTTGAGAGTCAACAGTGGCTCAGCGCCCGCCGGATAGTTCATCGGCGTCGACAGCAACGTGACCGTGGTGCCGTTGAGGAACCGCGCCAGCACCAGGCCGGAGGTGTTGTTGACAAATCGCGCTTGGTAGAACGTTAGAGGCGCGCCGCCGGGGCCAGCCATTCGACCACAGACACCTACCGAAGGGTTACCCGCAGCACTCGCGAAATAGTGCTTTGCACTCACCTCGTAATCTGGGCTCGGCGCGGGATTCTCACCCCAGCAATAGACAGCGTTTGCGGAGGAACTCATCGACGCCCGGCCACCCATGACCTGCATCGCACCGTTGCCGCCGGAGACGGTCGAGCGCGCGAGACCCGTACCAATGTCCTCAAGGAGCACGCCGTCAGGCGCTACGAAGTCTTCCGACAGGAACGTTACAGCCGCCATGCGTTATTCCAGCGCTGCGGCGCGCGCGGCGATGTTGGCCAGCAGCTCGCCAAAAGTCCGGGCCCGATCCAGAACATCACGCCCGATGTTCCGCCGCGTCAGCGCGACAATGACGCGCGTGGTATCAATGCTTGCCAGCGGCGTATCGTGCGGGATATTGGGCAGAAGATCAATGGAAGGATCTTTCCCCATCGTCGCGATCGCCTCCGGGGATTCGTTGAACACCTCGACCAGCCCCCAGTTGTTTAATGGGACGCCGTTGGCGTCCATCGGACAGGACCAGCCCCAGCCAATCCGGTAATTGGCCACGCTCGGGCGCCATTCATTGGTGTCCGACGTGCCGTCGCCGATCAGGTCGGCCAGGCAGTAGCGCTTCATCACGCGTTACCGTCGGTCAGCGTGAACGCGGTAACCGAGATCGCCTGGCCTTGTGCCAGGTTCAGGTTGTCGACCGTCATGTCGGCCGTGGCATCGCCGGTAGCGCCGACCTTGCCCTGGTGGTGGCAGGCTGCGCCCGTCGTGTCCATAATGGCGAAATGGCCGATGTTCGTGCCTGCGCCTGCCGCTGCGGCACCCGCGCCGGACCAGCTGCCGGCGAACGCTTTCGAGCCATTTGCGGCCTGAGCCATCCAGTCGGACGGCAGGGCCAGCTCGGCAAGCAGCGTGCCCGAGCGCGCTGCAGCGCAGCTGGCCGGCTGGCCCCCGCTGTAGAAACGCAACTTCGGCGATGCGCCAATAGTTTGCTCGATCGCGTCAAGACGGGCGTTGCGCACTGCCATGGAAAATTGCTGCGTCATAGTTCTTCCTTAGAAATTTAGTTTGAGCGTCATCACCCCCGCGTCATGCGGGCTGAGCAGCACTGTCATCCTTGCCGTTGCCCGCAGTCGGGAGGTTGCCACGCTGCATGAACAGCACCACATCCAGGATGCCCATCGCGCGCAGCCGGTCAATATCGGCCTTCATCTCAGCATGGACGACTTCTGGGTCGTAGCCGCGCTGGCGGATCTTCTCGCTGATGCTGCAGAGGCCGGCCGCGATCTCGACCTGGTCGGCCTTCACTTCTTGTTCAGGATTGACGTAGTCCCACTTGGGCGGACTGAAGTCGACCGACTTGTCGGCCACCTTGATCAGGCCTGCCAGGTACGCATGCTCGACGAAAGCGTCGTGGATCGGGACCAGCAGCTTGGGGATGAGGGTCAGCCATTGCATCTGCCGGACCGAACGGCGGAAGTCCAGGATGCGCACCCGCGCACCACTAAAATTGACTTGGTTCAGATCACCCGTCATCAAATGGTAGGGAACCCCGATACCGGCGGCGATGAGGTGCAAGGCAAACTTGACGTACTCCACGTAGCCCGGCGCGGCCTTCGGCTCGACGACGGTGAAGTTGAGCCCGCTCGGCATCCCGAAGATGTTACCGCCGCCCAGCTCGCCCAGGTCACGTACGCCACCACCCTGCGCCTCGCCCGCGCCGCCCATCGACGCCGGATTGTCCATCGCATTCATGTCGCCACTTGCCAAGACCGACAAGCGGCTTTCCAGGTTCTTGCGCGCGATCTCGGCGTCCTCATACAGCTGCAGGTCGCGCACGCGGGCGATCACCGGAGCCAGGCGCGTGAAGCCGCGCCCCTGGCCCGGGCGAGCCGGGTTGAACAGGTGGATGATCTGGTTCGCAGGAACGCGCTGGCTTTGCGCGCGGCCCCGAGCGACAGCGATATCGCCGGGATGCTGGTCCCACAGGTAGTACGCGGCGACGGCGCCGAGCATGTCGTACTCGATTCCGTTGACGATCTGGTTGCCATTGAGCGTGCCCGACCGGGCGCTGTCGAGCCAGTCGATCTCAAGCAGCTGCAGCTGAAGCGGCACAGGCAAGCCATCGGAAGCGCGGCGCGTGCGCTTTCGCACCAGCACCTCGCCATCCTGCTCCATGGCCCAGTATGCAGCCTTGATCAGGCCGAAGTAGTCGAAGCGGCCATCGGCATCGCACACCTTCCACCAGTCCTTGAGCAGTTGGTTGATCCGCACCCGCTCCGGCCCCGTCGCGCGGGGAACGATCCCCTCGCCGACCGTGGCCGCGACCAAGCCGTCCAGGCCCGCCCAGATGTAGGGGACGTTCTGCACCAGGGCGCGCGCCTTCACGCGTAGCGTGCGGGCGTCCGCCTGGTGGTCTGCATTGGCGCTCGCGCCGGCGCGACGCGGCCGCCATGTGTCGCGCGGGCTGGCCGCCTCGTATGCACGCTGCAGCTGACGACGGGCGAAGTGCCGGGCAATCCCGGCGTGCGGATTCACGTAGCCGATGATGCGATCGATGATGTTGCGCATCAGTCGCCCCTATGTGTGGTGAAACCAAACCGGAACAAGCGCGGGCCGCGGTTCTGTAAGCTGCCGCTGAGAACCTTCGCGGTGTGATCGCGCGCGGCGATCATCTGTGCGGTGTTCTGGTAGGTGATACTGCGGCCGTCGAACACCACCGATAGTGCGCCCGAGGCGATCGCAGCGTCCAGCGCGTCGAGGTCGTTTTGAGAGATAGCCATGAGCCAACAGTAATGGCATGACTGTCTCATTTCTCGGAAAACTGAGACGATCTCCCGGTGCCTACTCTAGCTCCTTGACATTCTGATAAAAAATGCGAAAATTCGAAACCTACTTAGTCAACAATTAAAATGTCTATCACCTACGTCGATCGCA